CTTCACCAACAATCGTGGTCTGACCTGTAGCATCCATAGTTAAACGAGTAGTGTTAGCAGTCTTAAGAACTATCTGGTCATTGGTTGAGAGGTCTAGGCCTGTATCATTGTCTCCCCCCTCGTTATGTATTTTGTCTACTCTTAGTTCACTTGTCATTATGCTAAATCTCCGTGTACTGTATTACCTTGACTAACATCTTGTCTGTCTCCTGCCGTATCATCATTACAATCTCCTCTAAAGCCAGTTGTTGCAATTGTGTTTACAGCAGGTTCATTAGCAAAACCATCGTGAGGTTGAACGTGTGCCGCATAATTTGTACTAGCCATATTATTAGTAAAAGCAAAGTCTTGTCTTCCTGATGCTGTATCAGTTAATCCTGATTGATTAAAACTATCGTTTGTACTTGCTCCATCTGAAGCAGTTCTTGAAAAAAATTTAGCCAATCCTTGCTGTAGATTTGTAGCTGTACTATTGCCTTCTCCAACAATAGTTATACTACCTGCTGTAGTTCTTCCTGCTATATTATCTAAGACTAGCTTACTTGTCATACTATACTCCAATGTCCTGAAACAGTTACAGTGCTAGATGAATTAATTGTTACTGGCCCTGCTGACAATCCGTTTGTACTACTGCTTATACTTATGTCAGAAGTAATAGTAGCACCATTAGTTCTAATGATAGAGTTGTTTCCAAGAAAAGGGTAACGAGTATCAGCTTCAGTTTTAGTATAACTATCTGCTACACCAAACACATCATACACCACCATCTCAACAACATCATTAGCTACTGCTCCACTGGCTAAGACAACAGTTGTACCTGTGGTCGCTGTATAATCTGTACCACTTTTAAGTAACACTCCGTTTAAATAAATATCCATGTACAAACTATCTGGATAGCTGAGAGTTAAAGAGTTAGCATCACTACCACTGAATGATGTCTGTCCTGCTGTAGCCTGATATGTGAAGCGACTACGGACTGAGTTCTTTGGTGACTTTCCTATATATGGCATTACGCTAAATCTCCGTGAATAGAAATAAGGTTTAAGAAACAATCTGCTACATTAAGAGCGTCTGAACTTGGATTATATCCACTTCTCCAACTTGTAGATGATGTAGAGTATACACTATCTGAGCCACGAGTAGGAAAAGTCCAATATGCATTGGTTGCGTCTTCTAACCCTCTGGCTGACCCTCCAACCGCCGCATAATTAGCATTACCAAAGTTGTTGGTATAATTAGTATCTCCATCACCAGTACCATCATCATTAACGCTACTAATATTGAAGCTATCATTAACCACAAACGTAGCCGCTTGTTTATAATTTATCCAAGACTTAGCTAAACTCTGTACAAGATTAGTAGTAGCAGAACCACCTTCACTATCTACAGTTAAACCTTTTGTTAAATTGGTCAGTGCCATTTAGTATCCTATGCGTAAGGGCTAGTACCCAATGTGCTTGCATCCCAAGCGGCTTTTAGTTTAGCTATAGTGTCAGCACTACCAATCGCAGAGGCGGCAGGTGCATCTCTAAGTTTCTTTTTCTTAGCTACACTTGCAGTCTTAGCAGAAGCATCATCAGCTTCCAGTGCCTTCATATACACCACATCTTCAGCTTCAAGTAGAGGTGTACGAGCTTCTCTAATCTTGTCCTTAAAGATTTCTTTTGCTTTAGTTATATCCTCAGAGATAGTAGAACCACTAAGTTTCCATGCTCCTCTGAAGTGTCTATCAGATGGCTTAGTTACAGTAGACGCATCCACTGTCGCTCCATCCATGTCAGTTATATAAGATTTAGTTGCCATTATTAATCTCCTTATGCGGCTTCAGTTTCAACAGTGAGTTCATCACTTATCTGCCAAGCGTTTCTCCATTCCCTAGATGCAGGGAGTTGTGACTTTTGGCAAATTACTAAGCGTGGCTTATTGGACTTATCCCAATCTCTCCACACATGTTCTGGTATATCCTTCATTATTAAATACTCTATTGCTTCTTCTTCTGTCATAGCGTCAATAGGTTTCATATTGTGTAGAAGCTCTGGACCTCTAGTATGCTTTACAAAGTCAGGCTTATTCTCATCCTTCTTTAGTTCCCAGTAGGATTGTACTGGTGGTAGTATCCCACCCTGTAATGCACAAGCCATCCAGTTTGGGTCGGGGTGTGTAACTTTAGCAGGGTTTTCCATATCGTTAGGGTCCTCCCACACTACACAGTACTCGCTCCTGTAAGGCTCTAGCTTTTCCTTTGCCCAACATAGACGCTCCCATAAGTGTGTGCCTTGAAACTCTGGTGTTTCTATTGTCATGCTAAGTCTCCGTGTACTAAGACTGAGTTATGGTCCATATCTCTTAGCGTTTCATTTGAAGTTGATGCAGTTCTTAAACCATAAGTAGATGTAGTAATAGTTACATCTGAGGTCTGCGGACCACTTGTAGCACCATGATAATTACCCACAGAAATACAAGTTCCAATAGTAGTGTAGTCGGTACTGCTCATAACATTTGTAATTACTGTAGTAAATTTTCCTGTTGCCGCATCTGTAATTGAAGTTGTGTTAAAACTATCAGCCGTAGCAGGAGTTTGTTGGTTGTATTTGCTCCACTGTTTAGCCACACCATTAAAAAGATAACTCGTATCTAGTGACTTCTCAGTGCCAGTGTTTACTTGGTCAGACGTTGTAAGCGTGTCAAATGCTATTGTTCCATGTGCTACCATTATGCTAAGTCTCCGTGTATTCCTGAATATGACCTACAATCATCGTTTGTTCTGTCTGATGAAGAGTTCACAAAAAAAGTTTCAAAGTCATATTTAGCAGTTGTTTTTTGCCCTTCTGTAACGTCATGTGTCCTTACAGGTGAGCTAGATGCTTTATCTTCAGAACCAGTTAAGACACAATAAGTAGTGTTTGAAAAAGATGAAGTATAGTTTACTGCACCATCTCCTGTGCCAGTATCCGTTAAAGATGCAACATTAAAACTATCGTTTATACTTGCTTGTCCTTCTGGTATATCAATCCAAACTTTATTTAAACCCTGTTGCATATTCGTAGTTGTAGAACCACCTTCGCCTGTCACCACGATAGACCCTGCGGAGGTTTTGCCTGTTAGTGTGTTTAATAAGAGTGTACTCATGTTTATCCTATTTTATTACTGTGCATCAGCGACACGCTCAAACATTAGATGGCTTGGTGAAAAATCAGCTTTGTTTCTAATAACATCTAAATCTGTATTTGATAGAACACCTATTCTACATCTAAAGGTAGAAGCATCGGTTACATTTACTATTCTATAACCAGTTAAATTTAGGTAAGTATTGCTACTAATATACTTGAAATGGTCATACCCAGTGTTAAAAGGAGAATAACTTGAGCCACTATTAGAACTTATATCTATTGAAATATTAACATGTCTGCTATCCGCATCGTTGTCTTGTAAATTTATTGTTGCCGTAATTTTCCACGTTCCTGTTCTCGGAAATGTCCAAACACCACTGGAATGTGTAAATGAATTTGAACCAATTTCTTTAAAAAGAGACACTCCTTCATTAGTGCCATCTGCATCATCAGTATTATTAAAAGTAGTAAACGCATTTAAGTAAACTATACTGTCAGCCCCAGTAGACTGCGACCCACTGTATCCCCACCAATGAACTTCATATCCAGTAGTAACACCTAAATCAGAAAGTTCAGGAGCAGAGCCATTTGTCTTTTGTATTGTGTCTACTTTTAACGTACTCATAAAACTACTAACCTCCCACCACTTTCAATCGTTAGTGTTACTCCTGATGCTATACCTAATGTACCTGTAGCTGTGGCATTTTCAGTAGCAGTAATAGTAGTATTAATAGTCATAGACTGAGCATTAGTTCTAAACATACCACCATGCTTAAAGTTACCTTTATTCTCTGCGGCAGGAGCTACACTTTCCCCTGCTAATTCTAAGAAATAAACAAATATGTTTCCTGTGCCAGAACTAGGTGCGGCTGAGAAAGTAAGAGTGCTACCATCTGGAACTGTATAAGCGGCAGTATCCTGTACCACACCATCTACTGATACCAGTATTTCCTGTACAGAACTTATAGTCCTACCCAAAGCAAAAGTAGTATCACTACCATCACCATTAAACCTGACTACAGCAGGAGGTGTTTGAAAATTAGCACTTGGTTCATTTCCAAGAAAAGGCATTAAGTAATCTCCATCACACTAAGGCATACATCTGTTGCACCAGAAGAAGTAACCTTTAAAACATCTGTAGTTTCCATCACAACCTTATTACCTGCCAGTAATTCTAAACTGGAACCGCTAGGAATAGGTGCATTAGTTATTAATTCTACATCCTGATTGGCCTCATTGTTAGCACCTGCTCTCGCACTTGTATCAGAGCTTAAAGTAACAGTTGATGTAACTGAACTTGTCGTTGTATTTCCTAACATTAATCCCAGAACTACTGTGGTCGTAGACCCTGCAACAGTGTAAATTACATCTACTGACGTAACCCCTGCTTTTGTAATTGTCTTAAAAGTATTTGCCATTTGTTTCTCCTAATTACCCAAGGGCAATGGCTAAAGCAGTAGCCTCGTTTGCCGCCGCCGTTGCTGTTGTACCACCAATATCAGATAAAACTTCAGAGGTGCTTCTACTCTCTAACCCATTAGCTGTGAAACGAGCATACTCATCATCTGCTACACTAGAGCTATCCACCTTCACTGCATTAGTATTACTAATTCCAAAAGTTAAAGAGGCTTGTCCACCAATATCACTAAGAACTTCTGAAGCACTCCTACCTTCTATTGATGTACCTGACACTCTAAGAAAATCATCATCAGCAACACCAGAAGTAAACACTGGAAGATTACCATTTGATATACCTGTAGATAATGTAGCTGTTGTAGTTATAGCTGTGCCATTCAACGTCATAGCATCTGCTTCAAGAGTTCCATCCACATCAACATTGCCAGAAATATCTAAACTTCCTGCCGCTATCTCACCACTAGCAGTTAATGTAGTTATGTTTGGATTGGCACCACCACCTGCAATAGTAGCCATGTCTGCAATTACTGTACTTGTGGCGAGGAGATTTAAGTCCTCTACAATGGCAGATGTCGCTAAGGTATTTAAGTCTGAAATTATATCAGTAGTCGCAAGCAATGCCATATTTGCCACATTGTCAGTCGTACCTAATATAGCCATGTCAGCTACACAGGCAGTAGTACCGAGTAATCCCATATCAGTTACAACTGCCGAAGTGCCAAGCAATCCCATTGCAGTTACATTACCTGATGTTCCAAGATGACCCATTGCTGTAACATTTGCAGACGTTGCAAGTATTCCCATATCTTCTACTACCGCAGATGTACCTAAAAGATTAATAGAAGTAGTAACATCTGCTAAAGATTGTACTGCTGTTATAGTTGGTCCTGCTTCAGCTACACCAGTAGAAGCATTAAAACCTAAAACAGTTCCTTTCCGTGAAGCCAACACAGGTAACTCCATAGAAACTTCACTATCATAATCAACTAATCTAACTGACCTAGAAGATAAGTCCTCTAAATCAGAAGCAATAGCAGTAATTCTATCTAGCTCTGAGTTAAGAGTATCAACATCAAAAGCACCTGCTGTTGGAAAATCTGTAGTTCTAGCAAATGCTATATCTCTAGTAATAATAACTGTACTACCACCAGTAGCACCAGTAATACTATTATCTGTTGTTGTATGTATATAACCTGTAGTACCAGAAGAATGAGCAAGATTGTTCTGTGCATTAGCAGAAGTAGTATAGTGTGTTGATAATGTTTTCTTAGTACCATCAACATAAAAGTTTAAATCAGCATCAGCAAAGAACTCAAAGGGTACAGCAAATGCAGTCTGTGTAACTCCTTGAGATACAGTATAAGATATTCTTGGTGTGTTATCTGATGTACTTATTGTCATGTGGCTATAATATCTTTCTTTTCCCTAAAATCTACCTTTTTCTACCATTCCCCTAATATCGCTTACAATGCCTCTTCCTAATAAAGTATTATTAAATGGAGATTGAAATAAAAATTCTTTAGCTCCTTCGCTGTAATTTCCGTCATAAAAATCTTTCATCCCTTGTGCTATATTATAAGCCCAAGCTGTACCTGCACCAGTAAATGTAGTTATAGCATCTCCTAAATTTCCATCTGGTCCTTTACGATTTAACCCAAATTTACCCAATGCGTCATAATCAAAAGCATCTTTCATAAACGCTCCTGCACTATACCCTGCATCAGAATACAAAGCGGCTAAACCTGACATATCAAACGACCTGGCTATTTTATCTTCCATACTCATATTTTCCATTACATAAGGTCTACCTATATTTTTTAATTTAAGACCCATATAACCTAAACCCATAGCACCCAAAATACTCCAAGCAAAGTTTTTTTGCTGTCCCATAGCAAGACCTGCTGTTACTTTGTTCATTGCCGCAAAACTATAAGAATAGAATTGGAATGGTAAAGCACCTAGTCCACTTTCTAATCTTGCATACCCTCTAACAATTTTGTCTTCTTTTAAACCAAACATTTTTCCAAGATGTTTATTTATATAAAACACCCCATCTACTGCTATTGGTTTATCCGCAGGTGTGCCAAGCATTATTGTGTTTTGAATACCTGAATTTAATGATGCCCTAAACTTGTCTAATGTTTGTTGAGAAACACCTTCTTCTACCCATTTTTCTGTATTACCTAAATATAAACCCCCAAGTTTTTGACCTGCTACAGTTCTCATTGGAGTTTTTTCATGAGGAGCAGAAGCAATTTCTACAAGAGTTTTTTTATCAAGACCATACCTTGCAAGTTTTTCTCTATCAATTTTAGGTAACGCATCATAACCTTTGTTTTTAACTGTAATTGCCATTTCAATAGTTTCATGCACCCTTATCATTGAGTCCATTTTTTTTGCAATATTAGTAAGAGGTGCTAATCCATTTACAAAGAAAAAAGCATTTCTTACTTTAGCCATTCCTCTTGTAAGCATAGTGTTTTCAAATGGGTTATTAATAACATTTTCGGAAAACCTTAAATAAGAGTCAGCGTTAAGAATTTCTAAAATTTCTCCTGCTAGCCTTCCTTCTTTTGCATTTAATGTAACTTTTTGGTCATCAATTAAATTAAATAAAACTTTAAATGTTGGCCCTAAATTATGCTCCATAATTATTTTTGAAAAATCTGTTAGTGAAGCAAGTCCTGCTGTACCAAGATAAGATAATTGTGCGGCTTCTGTTAAAAATCTTCTAGTTTGTTGTGACCAAGAATCAGGGTTTTTAAGAACTGTTCCTGCAACCCTATCATGCAAAGCAACAAAATCTCTTATCCTAGCATTTTCTTCTGATATACTTACCCCTGCTCTTTTCATTTCACTTCTTAAATTCATAGTAATTTGCTCAATATCAGCAGTACCAAAATTGTCTACCATGTGTACCTTTGGTGACATTCTTTGGCTATAAACTTTCATTATTTGCTGTGGGTCTTGTTGTATAAAATCATATACTTTTGTATTAGCTATATCTAATTCACGAAACTTTAAATGTTTAGTTTGTCCTTTTCCTACATAAGTAGCGTCTGCATCAGTAAGGTCTTGTAGTCCAAGAATTTTATCTGTAGTTTTTTTAGCCCTTAAATTAATTGCTTCATCTGAATCGTCTAATTTTTGTGGGATAAAATCTTTTTTAACTTTATCATAAACCCAAACTTCAGGGTTTTCCTTATAATGCTCCCTTAATATTTTTTCAAACTCATCTCGGTTTTCTTTAATTTTTTGTTGGTCCCAGTATCTAGGATTAAATGGCTCTATATCTGTGCCTTGTCCTCTAACTTCTTCTTCTAACTGTTTTACAATTTTTCTTTGTTCATCTAATTGAGTTTTTAAAATTTTAGTTTGAGTAAGGTCATCATTGTTTTTAAAAGCCTCCTCTAACTTTTGAAGTTTAACATTATTAATTCTAATAGTTTCTGTAAGATTCTTACCTCTCCTTAATAAGCCTCTATTAAGTAAGTCCTGCTCCCACTTTGTGTAGAACGCATCTAATTCTTTAATGGCTGTAGCTTCCGTAGGTGTAGAAGGCTTCTCTTTAAAAATTCTTTTTCTATTTACTTCTTTAAACCACTCATTAAATTGTTTTTTCCCAACAATATGATAATCCATAACTTTTAAATTTGTAACCTTTTGGTCTTCACCAAATAAACCATACAACCTATCGTATGTCCTTACCCATCTTGATTGTGTAACTGCTGATTTTTGCCAAACAGATTGTGGAGAAGCAATGTTCCACTTGTTAGCTCTTAAATTTAAAGCCGCATCTCCTGCTAGTTCAATAAAAGCCTTTTTAACAAAATCTCTTGCACCTTTAAGTTGTTTACTTTGTAATGACCTTTTCATTGGAGTTGTTACAGCTTGGAAAAATGGACTGTTAGTAAACCAATTGTCAGCTATACCCCACATATCTTTTCCTTGATACTTTTCTTCAATCTTTTTTATTTTTAGTTCTGCATCAAAATCAAATATACGTTCTTCTAGGTCAGCTTTTTTTATCTTTGCACCTTCAATAATTTCACCTAGAGTTTGTTCTGGGTTTGCACCTGCAATCTTTAAAAACTCAGGGTCATCAAGTAAACCTGCACTGCCTTCTCTTTTAAAAGGTTTCCCTTTAAACGCTTCTTGTTCATTAAGAAAATCATTAAGTTTTAATAATTGCTCTTTAGCAGTTTCTTGTTCTTTAACAATTTTACTTGCACTGAAATCTTTAAATACCCTATTAGGCTCAAATGCTAAATCTACTTTATTATCTGGTAATTCACTTAAATCTTTTATTAACGCTTGTTGTTCATTGTCTATTCTTTGAATTAAATCAGCATTTTTTCCTCTAAGTTTTCCCAATGCTCCACCTAATCCAAATGCAATTAATGTTGCAGATGACATATTTAATGCTGTTTCAGCTTGTGTTCTTGTAGGGTCTAATTGATGATTGATTAATTCAAGTCCAACAACAGGTGAGGCAACCCTTGCAGAAGCTAACGCTCCTGCTTTAAAAAAAGAAGATGTTACAGGGCCACCTATAGGTAAAGTAAAAAGATTAATCGGGTCTAATAAATAACCCATCATGTTTTGACCAAACCCTGTATCGGCAATCGTTTTATTAGACTCAATTGTTTTATCAATTTGAGTTTTAACATGGTTGTAGTGCATCTCATTCATTGTAGAAAGCAAGTTTGCTTTAAACGGAAGGTAATATTTATCTTCCCCTGATAAAAGTTCCCATGCTTTACTACCCCACTCTGGGTCAAATTCTTGGTTTTGATTAACACCAAACCTAAAATAGTTATCAATAGAATTTCCTATTGAACCATAGTTATACTCTAATTGTGCCGACCATGTTTCATTAAAAGATGGATTATTAGTTGGGTTTGGAGCAGGTTTGTTATACGAATTTTCATTCGTAATATTGTATGTTAATGAAAGGTCTACCATTTAAAAATCCTCTGGCATAGACGGATTTACAGAAGCCCTAAAAGGGTCAATAGTAGTTTGTTTTGGTACTTGATTCATTTTTAATAGTAAGGCTTCATCTTCTGCTTTTAAACGCAACTCTTCTAATTTTTCATCAGATTGTTCTTTAAGAAATTTATTCATTTCTTTTAAATCAAATACTATACTATTTGCAAATTGAACAAATGGTTTTAATTCGCCATCCGTATCAGGTATTTGTTCCATTATTAAAAATTTAGCAGGGCTTGCTACCTGAGAATAAACTGCTTCTGGAGGCAAATTATTACCATCTGCATCTGTTGTTTCTATTTTCATTTTAGAATAAAGATTCGTAATATCAGGGATTGGTAAAATAAATAAATTTTTAACTTTAATCTTGCTTAACAATTCTTTAGTTTCAGGTGATGCTTCTTTTGTTAACATTGAAGAACTAGGAACTAACCCACTTTCTTCTATTTCTCCATTTACAGATTGGTATAAATCACCAACTTTAATATTGTAATATATGTCTTCTTTACCTTCTTCTTTTACAACCATTAGTTTACCAACAGCAGTATCTAAAGTTAACACATCACCAAAAACATACTCTTCAAGAAATTGTTGTTGTAGTTTTTTATCTTTAGTAACTATATCAAGACTAAAGGGACTTTTGTTTTTTAGCATATTATCTCTTGAAGATAAAATAGCACCATAAGATTCACCCATAACGCTACCTAAATACGAATCAATCTTATCTCGTATATCTCTAAAATCTTCATTTTTACCTGCTAAGTAGATTCCGTAATCTTTAACTAATTCTTTACTTGCAAAATCAAGGTCTAACATCTTATCATCAATATCTTTTTTTAAGCTAGGGTCAGTTTTAAAACGCTCATTCCCATTTTTAATAATTTCTGATAAGGTTGTTAGCTCAGATTTATACTTATCATTTCCTAAAACTTTTCTAAGAATAATAGCACTATTCATCCAATCGTCAGTTGAAGGATTAAAACCAGAAGTTATCATTAAATTTGTTGTAATAACCCCCACTTTAGAACTTGGGTCTTGAACTGGAAACCTTGATAAGTATTCATAAAAAGTTAATTTTTCGTCAAAGTTTTGTATAGAATTACTCCACCCTCCGTTCATAGCATTTTTAAATTCCCTTTCAAGATTTGGGATAGTACCCCCTCTTAAAAGGTATGATGTAATTAAGTTTAAATCATCTTCATTACCTTCTTTAAATAACTCTAAAGGCTTACTCATGTTTTCTGTTTTTTCAAAAAGATGTTTTTCAAGAAAAGTTTTTTTAGTTTCAGTATTTATGTCTGAAATTTGTATTGAGCCATCCCCTGAAAGTACATTTATTAATTTTTGGTACTCTTCTTTACGAGCTATGTCAGCATTGTAATCAGTTATTCTTGTATTTATATCTGTTAACAAATTAGTTTTAATGTCTTTAGCTACTTCTTCTTGAGAACTGTGGTGTATTTTTAATTTATCTAAAGCACTTTTTAATATACCACTTTGTAAGATTTCTTTTTGGCTACCAGATAAAGAACTAGGAGGAGCTTCTATTAACTTTGACCTTATTGCTTCGTAAACTTCCTTTGAAACTAAATCAACATTTTGGTTTGTTCTTCTTGAAATTTCTTCAATAGTGTATGTTGCACTTGCAATTAAATGTCGGTTTACTAAAGTGTCTTTTGTTTTATTAAGTTCAGTAATATATTTTTTATCAAATTCCCTTTCTCTAACTTCGTCTTTCATTTTGTCTATTTCATTAATATAAAACTGAACTTTAGATTCGCTAAATGAAACAGTGCTATTGTTAATAAATGAAACAAAATCAGTCATTTTGCTATCAAAAGTTATTGTTCTTTCAGTTTCTATTAGTTTATTTGTCATACTTAAGTATTCTTCATAAACTTTATCAGTTTCTTTAGTAATTTTTTCTTTAGTATTTACAAGGTATGAATCAAGTTCTTGTATTCTTTGAGAATATAATTTCATTTGGTCAAGAAGGTTTGCTTCTTTACCTGACCTTAATGCTTCAATAATTAAATCTTTTGCTTTAATAAGTTTTTTCTGACCATCAGCTTGGCTTACTTCCATTATAGCATTGGGATTTTGTTCTGAGTATTGAGTAAGAAAGGACAACACTTGGTCTTGAGTTGTTAGTTTTCGCCACTTTAATTCCCCCTCTTTTTCACCTTCTGTGTATTTTGCATGGATAATAGAATTAGTGCCTTTAATTAAAATAGGTTGTACTAAACCTGATTCTAAAGCATCCTTAATCCAACTATTAAATCTTATTTGTTCTGCTTTAAGAAAATTAAAAGCATCAGTTGCCTCTTTCCTTTCTACTGCATTGCCTTGTGTGTAAGGTAAAAATATTGGAGTATCTAGTGGGTCATCAGGGTTACGTCTAAGTATATCTGGCATACCATCATTGCCAATACCATCACTTGAAGCGTAATGTTCTGAGTATAACGACAGATTCCCAAAATCTGCTTTAGCTGAAATGCCATTAAGAAACTCCTCACTGCTTATGTTCGCATTATTGTAAAGGCCCTTAAAAGCGTCACGCTCTTGAGTAAGTGTTCTTACATTAATTTTTGCTTGCTGTAATGTTGAGCTAGTTGAAACACCTGAACCTCCTGCTTCTTTATTTGCTCTTGGAGAAGTAGATTGGTCGCCTAAAGTTAACGCTTGTGCAATACTTTCTGCTACTTTTTGTCTTTCTTCAAAGTCTACAAATTCGTGGAAATTAAGAATTTCTTGTCTTAACTTTAATGGATAAGCACGATTACGACCTAAAGGAGAATTTGGGGTTCTTAATAAAAAAGGTTCGCTTCCCCCTTCTTTATGAGAAGGCATAGCAAGAGCTTTATTAACATCAATCAATGCTTCTTGGATAAGGTTTAAAGTTGGCTTATTGTAATCTTTATCTAAATTAAAATTCTTTAATATATAGTTAAGACGACCAGAATAATAACTACTTAACAACTGGTTTTCCATTTGTTTTTGTTTAGTTGTGCTAATTAAATTAAGTTCTTTTAAGCTATTAAATTCACCTGATTTTGTTTCGTTCATAGCTAAAACAGCAGAAACATTACCTCCTGATTGTCCTAATGAAAAGGCATCTTCTGAATTTTCTATGTATTGCTGTTCTAAAGATTCAGATAGTTGGTTTATATTTCTTTCAACCTGTATATTGTTTGCTGAAATAGACCCATCTACTTTTAATAAACCAGAAATCTCAGAAACTTTATTTGCGTAAAAACCTTCAGATGCTTTGTTTAATCTTTCTTTTGTATAAGAATCAAAGTTATTATTAAAATAACTTACAGGGTCATCTGCATATTTAGCTTCTTCTAAGATTTGTGTTCTTCTTAATTTTAACTGGTTCTCAATTCCTTGAGCAAATCGTGATTGCACAACATCTTCAAACGCATCTCTTGCCGCTTGGGTTGTTAGTTTAGAAGTTTTAAATGCAACAGGTTTTCCTGTTTCAGGGTCAAGGGTAATAACATCATCAATTAAAATTTCATTACCATAATCATTACCAAATTTAACTTGGTCTGCTCTAATCCTTGTTCCAACTTTACTTGCTGTTGCTTCGTATTGATTACCCAAACTAATTAAATCTTGCACATTGCTTGGCCCTGCTGTGTTAACACCGCTTTGCTGAGAGATTACTCTTGCTCTGTATCTTTGTACTGCCATTATCTGCCTTTATAAAATATCTTTATTTGCATACAGGTTTCCTGCAAAACTACTAATTGCTCCAAGCATAATTGAACTGCTCTTTGCTTTACCTGACTGTCTTGTTCTTTCAGCTAAAGTAACAAATCGTCTTGAGCGTATAATAGCTGATGAGTCTAGCCTATTTAAATCTGTCTTAACATCTTTACTATACGAATCAAGAAAAGCCTTAACCGACCTGTCTGTTACATCTCTTCCTGCAAATCCAAATGTAGCAAGATTTGCCGCATTTATCCTTACACTATCTTTTACTAAATCATTGTGTTGTTCAGCCGCTATAACTCTATTTTCTTTTTGCTTTGTTTCTAAATCTTGAGCTTGCTGTTCTGCTTCAAGCCTTGCTTGTTTAGCCGCCCTTGCTTTTGCCGCAAAACTTAAAACCTGTGATATAACAAATAAAGACATTAAATTATTAACTCCGCTATTAAACTGTTTACTTGCACTTGTAATGGTGCAGTCTGTGATATTTCTACTTTAGGGTCACGACTGTACCCTAATAGTTTAAATTCTTTTTTTCCAGTAAAAGGTGTTCTTGGTTGCGAAAGGTCATCCGTTACTTGAAGTGTGCCAAGTTCTTTATTGTTAACTGTTACTGATAAGGTAGAGTTTAAATCAACAACAACTAAACCAATGCCTCTTGGAGTACCAGTAACAGGACCTAACTGGTCTACAACATCTATAGGATTTGTTTTTAAATTAACACTAAACTTACGTCCAATCTCTGCTGAAGTTAAATCATCATCTACTGAAGATACATCTATATTACCACTTGCTACTGTAAACTGACCAACATGGTTAGTCCTGTCTACTACATCCAATACAGCTCCGTTTTCAAATTCAGTAGAAACATCAAACACACCTGAACTGCCAGTATATTTCTTAGACATATCTAAGTTATAGTTACTATCAAACTCTGACAAAACTAACTTTAAAGTTTTAGCACCTTTGTCATACTTGCCAACAACAAAAACTCTTTCATCAACAGTACAAATAGAATGGAAAGAACCATTAGTATGAGTAGTAAACTCTGACCACCCTGCTCTTTTCTCTGCTCTATTAGAGTTAAACACAGCTATCGTTCCATCTTCATTAAGCACAAACACATACGATTCAGCTCTGTCTATTGCCGCTTGCAATGTTGTCATTTGTCTTGGGTTTTTAATTAAGTGTGAAGAAAGTGTAGAAACAGCATTAGCAACATACGCATCTTCAGCATCAGAATAAATAAACTCTCTTATTATTGAGCCACCTTTCTGAACATAAACAGTAGCACCATCATAAACATGAGGTCTAACATCACTACCACCAAAAGGTGTTTGCCTTCTTATCATAGCATTAGCAGGTGTAACTGGGTTTTGGTCAAAAGCAGGAACAACAAATTCAGAGGTTGATGTAAACACTTGCAAATCTCTATTAGATACAATGTGCTTAATAGTATTAATCTCACCAATACTAGATGTTAACTGTATTGATTCATTATCTAATGCTGTACCAGTATTAAAATTAAAATACTCTCCTGATTGACTACTCCACAATCCATCAGGTTGTCCTAATGTTCCACCAAACCATAACCTATTTTCATGGAAAGCTACAGCCGCAGGAAATCCTCTAACAGCAGAATACGATTGTTCTTCCCAATCTTCTGTTGGTGCATGGGTAACAACTTTAGGAGAACCACCACCTGTTGCTGAAGAAGTAGCCGCCGCACCTGCTGTAATAGTATATTCGTTATCACTAATAATCTTCTGAACAGTTCTTGTTCCATTTAAATTTCCTATAGCAATACCACCTACAGCACCACACTCAGAAAATGTTAATGAGTCACTAGCTTTTAAACCATGTAATGCCTGAGTAACATAAACAGTAGTAGAGCCTTCTACAGTTCTAAAAGCATCTGTGTTTAACGTAGTAAACAATTCATCTTGTACTGTTCCTGTTGCAGAAGTAGCACTTTGCACAGAAGCAATTAATATTTCTTGTCCATGATACCTAAGATAAGCATTCTTATGCGTAGAACTTGCGTATTCAGAACCATTACTTGAACCAGTAATATCAAAATAAGCCGCACTTGTTGTAAGTGTAACACTGCCACTTGTTCCATTTGGGTCAAGTGTCATCCCTACAGGATGGAATGAATAATAAGGTTGATAGATTTGTTTACTATCAGAACGCTCATCAAAACTAAAAGTGTCTACTGTAAATGTAGTAAGACCTGTCCTTGTAAGTTTCTTAATCATAAAAGTTTGGTGAGCAAAAAACATAACATCACCAGATTGAGCATAAGTAATTTCGTTTAGATAAGCATCTGTTAACCATGACAAAGCACCCCCATCTACATCAGCAGTCAAAGTACCATTGTTACACAATGATATTGCTCCTGTTGAAACTGAACCTGTAGAAGTAAAATCTAAAATAAAAACTCTTATCTTAGCATTTTCTAAAGCAACTACATATCTTTCATCATCTGAAAATATAAAAGGAATAATCCTTACTTGTTGTTTGGTGCCTCCACTAAAATTAACAACAGTTAATCTTGTAGTGTCTGTAGACGTTACAGTTAAATATGTTGAAGAACGAGGGTTATCCCTTACTACTGTAACCACAGCGGCAGAAGGATTGGCTACTGTAAAACCACTTATAGCATTTATAGCAGTATATAAATTGTCAGCCGTAGTATTATTGCTTTGGTAGGCTCTAACATAATGTGTGTTACCTACAGAAGAACTGGGAGAAGAACTACCTGCGGTTTCAAATTGTATCGTTATTAATGTACCATCATCTTTGTAAAATTGTAGTTTAGAACCTGTAGCTATATTAGCATAGTCACTAACTGTAATAGTAAATGATGTTGCTTCTACTGTAGTATCAAACTCATAACTATGTTTTAATCCTGCTCTTTTTACCACCCCACCCTCTGCACGAATAAAAAAGTTTTCAAGCCTTTGTGCAGAGTTAGTATAGATGTCAGTATCAGTTCTTGAAATTAACGAAGGACTTATCTCACCAAATTGAAAATTCGTTACAGGAACACGAGCTACTTTCATTAACTTCTCCTGTTAGTAAGATACCTTGATGTGATAAGTTTTCTTGTTGTCTGTGATTGTGAATCAAGACTTCTTGCTTTTGCCATTGCATTTGAAGCGGCATTTGTCATAAGATTTGCTAAGTTTGCATCCCTCGCAATAGACGTTGCAAAAACAGACGCTAAAGAATATTCAAGAGCAAGAATAAAATAACTTGGAAACTTATCTTCACCTACCCTAAATGTGTAATCTGCTATTAGTGAATCGGTTGTAGAAGTATCTGCATAAATTTTATCGCCATAAGTCTGATAATCAATAACATTATCATTAACAGTAACAGCGTGAATCATTAAAGAATCTGATGGTATTTGATATGCCCTATCATATCTTCCTGTAGGTGCAGACGAGAGTAAATTTAATGTCGCCTGATTAGTAGCAAACCTCCAACGAGTATTTGTTAAAGCAGTTCTGCAAACATCTTCATACATATTTGTAGCTATTGTAGCTTCTGTAGACCCATCATCAAATGCTGTAATAGCATCAGCACCAATAAGAATTAATGCCCTGCTTGCAATCTTTAATGATGTATCTGCTACTGTACTTGTCATGTTGGTTTAGGGGGATTTCTCCCCCTACTCCTTAATCGCCATCTGTTTCTGCTACAGCAGTACCATCTGAAACATCTACAGTAGTACCATTGTTTGATAAAACAGTTACAAAGTTTGTAGTTGGAACATTAGTGTCGTGAACCACAATAAGGTCACGAACTGCTAACATATTCACAGCTTCTCCAGTAAAATAACCTGCTGAATTAACAGTAGCTATTGCATCTGTAGTTGTGTATCTCCACATACTTCCATTGGAATCTCCACCAATTCTAGTAAGACCAGCTGAACTATAAGCCATATCAAATCTCCTTATTAATTATTATCAAGGACTTCATAGATGCCAGCGTCATCAATAACGACAGCACCCATTGACATCATTGATGTTGCTAGGTGAGATACCTTCTCAGGTACATAGTTAAGTTCAGTTGATACGTCAGCACCAATGCCTAAACCAACAGCAGAACTATGATAAGCCATGTTCTTTCCTGCGGTTACAGCAGATGTTGAGAAGAATTTAAAACTTAAAAATTCTTTCATAGTCATACCACCTGCGTATGGTAGGTTTGCATCACCAACATAATCAGCACTTGCAAATTCGTTTATAGCAAACAAATCAGCAAACCCTTTTGGATTCATTGCACAAAACCTATTACCATCTTCAGGCATATCAGCAACACCAACAGTTTCAAACAATGATAGTACGTCAGCTTTTTCAAGAGCAGAACTTGTATCATGTATTTGAGTTGAACTAGCACCTGCATCCATAGCGGTAATAAGTAGCTCGTCAGTCTTACGACCAAGAGCCGCCGCCGCAGATTGTGCTACAGCTTGACGTTCATTGATGTTAGTCTTTAACTCGTCTAACTTATCAATGTACTCTGCGGCATAGTAGTCTGCCATTGTAGCTTCTGCTGTGGTGTGTACTAATTCCATTGGTGTTACGTTACCATTTCTTGACTTGGTAGACGCACTTCCTTTAGCAATTTTTTGAAAGCGAACAACGCTTCCTGCAACATTACCGACAGTTCTAACAGTATTCCGTAACTTAGACCCCATTCTTTGGTAAGCCATGTGAACATCTGCTTCAAACTGTTTGATAAAGGCTGTATCAATACTATTAGCCATAGTATATCTCCTTATTTACAGTTAAATTTTAGTTGTCTCGGCAGTTGTCTATCTAGGGTCATCTCACTGCGATTGTCCAAAAGGGTCGCTCAATGGTAAATAGGCTGTGACATTTCATTATAAGACATACTTTTATTCACATTGCAACGAATAAATTTTAAAAACTTGTAATTATTATGAGAATAGTAACTTTCATCAAATAAAAAGCCACACCATTTAAGCCATTTAATAGTCGATTGGTTTTCAATAGGAACAAAATTTTCTAACGTATGGTACTTATTTTGTAATAATTCAATAACATCTTTGCACCCTTTAAGAAAAGATACGTTATGTTTATGCAGTTCTTCCGTTGCCAAAAACCAAACCCTAGCTGTTCCTGCCTTTTCTGTTTCTACTGTACCCATTAAAGCAACAGGTTTGTTACCTGCAACAAGTGTATAAGTTATAGAGCTATCAAAGGCAAAAGGCATAAGTAATGCTTGCATTGGACTTATATCAAAGAGCGAACATTCAAATTCATCTTCAATCCTCATGTTCTCTGCAACAGCCATTACATGAGAAAGCCTCCCTTTAATAAGAGAGAGCTTTCCTATTTGCATAATTTTATCCGTAGAGTTTCTTAAATCCATCTTCTACTTGCTTAATAAAAGCAGGGTCTTGTCTTGTAGGATTATGGTATCTAGGGTCTTGCATCATAGATTTCAGAGCATTTTCATCTATTTGACCTACAGCATTAGCGTCATAAGATGGACCTGCACCTTCTACTTGTTCACTCATAATATGTTCAAGTATCTTAATGCCGTGATGGGTTTCTGTAATTGCTTCAATAGATTCTCTTAAATCTTCTGGGAAAAACTTATTAGCAAAAAGACCTACTGCTTCTATTCTAGCGTCAGCATTATCGCCAAGTGATGCTTTTTCTTGCTCCATATTAGGTACAATTTTACCAAAAGCATCTAAGTATTTTTGTATTCCATCTGAAAATTGTTCTTGGCTAAACCCATTATTATGAGAATGTTCAGCCCACCATTGTAGTAACTCGTTATCTGGTGCTAGCGTTTCATCAATCGTTTCAGGTAAAAGATAATCACCTGCGGTATCAGGGCGATTCTCCAAACGCTTTCCCTCAAGTTCAGAAGTAATCTTTTCCCTAAGTTCGGTGTCTTTTTTACCAAATTGGCTTTGGAGTTCTTGGTAACTTTTGGCGAGGTCTTCGCCTGTTTTGAACTTTTCTGGGAGCCATTCTGGTCTTGTTTCTTGGATTGTTTCACGTGAAACATTTTCTTCGGTTGCTTCTGTTGCTTGTTCATTTTCTTCAGCCATTTTGTTTATCCCTACTTGCTTGTACCATTCTTCTTTCAATTAATCCAACAATATAACGCTGTCCTTCTGCATGACGTAATACTGCATCAGTAACATTAGCACCATGTACTGCTTCTATCGTAATACTTCGCAGATACTTTAGAACCTCTGCTCCTGTTAGAGTGTTAAATAAAGAAAGAACATTTGCATTAATTTGTTTTTCTAAATCTTTATTCCTATGGTATCCATCAAGTCCCATAGGTCTAGGGTGGTCAGTTAATTTATTCTGCGGCAATAGCCTGTCCTTGTTGTTGTTGCATTTGCATCTGTTGTTGTTGCTGTTGTTGTTGCATCTGCATTTGTTGCATCATCTGAATCATCTCCTCACGCTCCTTCTGGTCACGAACAAGATTATCAGGAACACTAAACTTCTTAGCAAGATACACAGCAACATCTTCTGATTTAACAAGTAAGTTTACCATTTCAGGGCCAAAGTTACCTCCTACCAATTCTAAGAACCGAGCAACACTTTGAATGTCCTGATTGTTCTGAGCTTGTGCAAGAGGAGAAACAGACGTAATCTTAACTGCTCTTCCGTTAACAGTTGGCATATCTATTCTTCCTTGCTTCTTTAATATGTAAACTACTCTTTGTAGAACAGGTTGCACCATTTCAGATTGTAACCTGCCAAAAGCCGCACCCATTCTTTTAGAAAGGTCAGCCATTCTTTCTACTACTTCTGTTGCAGAAGCAGGAGTTTTATTTGGGTCGCCAAGCATATCATTATACAATGCTTGTTTAATATTAAGTCTTTCATCATTGAGAATAAAATTACTAAAGTCTATATTTCCTGCCGCTTTAATTGGCTGTAACCCCATAGATTGTGGGGATTTAGGAATTACAGAGCCAGGGACTAATGAAATTGTATCAGGGTTAATGATACCATCATCATCCATTTGATATATTCCAGAGATTGCCATAGCCGCATTTTCTAAAATATGTTGCTTAATTAAGTTAACAGTCTTAATTGCGGCAAGCGAGTTACACACAGGGCCACGACCATATATTTCACCTGCGGCTTTACCCCAACGAAAAGCTATAAAAGGGTTAGCTCCTGTTCCTTTAAGCGTTTCATTCTTAATTAATGATTTAGTATTTTCTTCACACACATAATATAAATACTTGTCTTCGTTTTTTGCGGAGTAATCTCTGCATACTAATTCAATAATTTTAGTGCGTGTGTCAGGATTTCTTTCTATTGCCTGTTGTAACTCAGGAGATATTTTTGCTTTAGGATAAGCTATCTCAATATCTGAATACTTTACAGACCTTTCTCTGTACACATGGTCAACCCTATCATCAGGGCCAGTATCCAAAACAACATGGGGAATGGGAACAGCACTAAAACGAATAGGGTGAATTGCATCACCTTCTTCAACATGGAGAACGGCAGTACCAACAGAAAGGTCAATAAAGCACTCATGTATCTCTTGACTGAAGTTTGAGTTTTGAAGAATCTCAAATACATACTCTGTAATAGCATCAAGGTCATTGTTAATCTCATCTCTTTCTTCAGCAGGAACTTCACTTCCTGCAACAAAATCAGCCCATCTTGCAAAGTTAGGAACTAAACCAGACTGTAATCTTGATGCAAATTCCTGTACACCAACTACAGCAGTCTCATCAAATATCTTATCATCTCTTCTTTGACCTGCTGATTTCTGGTGAAACGATTCTCTATACGGAAGGGTATACTCAAAGCACTCTTCATAAAGTTCAACCATAAGCTCTCGCTTAGTTTTCGCAGATTCAAAATTTTTTATGACAGAAGATACAATAGCGGAATCATCTGCACCTTTTACTGCTATATACATTAGCCTATCATCCCTTTGTATTTATTAAAGTAGCCAATTCCACCGCCACCTGTTAACAAAGAGCGTCTTCCAGTGCCACCTCTTTTAACTGCAACCTGTGCTTCAAGAGCTTTTTGTTTATTTTCTTCTTTTTTCTTTTCTTCTATTACTTCTTTTGATTCCAACTCTTGCTCAACAACAGGGTCTTTCTCTGGCTCTGGCGCTCTACTTCTTCCGAAACACATAATACTCTCCTATAGGTTAGCCCATATTGAAGATTTCTTTCTAACACTGGGCTTTTTGTCAAAAACATTGAAGTCCTTTCTAGCTATAAACGAACTTAATGGCTTTTGTCCAGAAATTAATTGCCTTCCTTCTCCTGCACCTAGCATTAAATATTGTAGTGCGTCATGAATATGGGAGTACATATTCTTTTCTGGCTTATCATCAAAGCGTTCTCCTGATACTTGCATCCTTCTATAACAGTACCCACCTTGAAATCCTTTAATCAAAGAAGGGCAACGTCTATCTATTAAAAACGCAGGTTTTCCATCTGCCATTTTAGTTAGCTGAGAAGAAACAGATTCCAATCTGAGGTCAACACTATTACTTGGAGCAGGTATAGCTTTTAATCCTGCACCTCTTAGTATCTGAAATGGAGTTGATTCATCTGTTTGCGCCCTGAAGTCACCAGCAGGGTCGCCATAAATTTTTACATCAAGGTTATGAAAACGAGTAGCTATTTCTTGCCTTAGTAGTTCTGCGAAACGAACAATGCCCATGTCAATCGCTACTATCTCAGCTTGTATTAACCACCTGCCACGCACCTTCTGACCAAAGACAGCCGCAGGAGTAAGCCCAAAATCAATTCCAATATATAATTGAACACCTGCCGCAATAGGTATTTCTTCTTCTGCTATATGAGTTTCACTTACAAACTGAGGGTATACAGGTTTACCTTCTTGGATTGTACCCAATTTATTCATTACATAAACATCTATCCATGATTTTGTTTTTCCACGAATAAGATTTGAGTAATAGGTGTCGAGCATATTTAATTTATTTTCTGCCTTAACATTATCTTGGTACTCGTTAACTTCTCCCTTATCGTCAAGAGTTTCTACCATTGCAGAAGGCTGAACAAAAAAATTCCAGTTATCAGGTTTAACTAACATCTTAGCTTGCTCTCTAGGAATGTGGTCTGGTATTGGAACCTCTCCAGACATTATCGGCCACCAATGGTCTTCTTCTGGAGCGTTGGTATCGCAAATAACTCCAGACCAAGTAGGACCACCTTCTCTCATAGAAGGAAATCTTCCACATCTCATAGTGCAAGCATCAATAATGCTCTTTGGAATTTCTCTGGCTTCGTTTACCCACACCCCTGTTACCTCTAATGATAACAATTTCTTTACATCTTCTGGTCGGTCTAATGCTAAGAAGATAACTTCAATATCAAGATTGCTAGTTTTAATGTGGTGAGTGTAGGGAACTGACCAATGGAATCTTCCCCACTGGTCTTCTGGAAACCAATCTAACCAAGTCTTAATAGTAGTAGTTCTTAACTGTGGGTTTGTATTTCTTATTACTGCCCAACGGCTTTTCCGAACTCCATCTTTATTTGGTTTCTGTTCTAAGGCTCTGCGAAAAACTTCGACACAACAGGCAACAGACTTACCAGAACCAACAGGACCACGAATACCACGAAAGAAATTACTATCTTTCATAAAGTTCTTAAGAACTTCCCCATCAGGTTTGTATTTAAATTCTGTCATATATCACATATATCAAGGGTAGTTGATAGAGTTGATAGAGTTGATAGGGTGTTATCTGTATTCTTGAAAATCAGTATCCCCATACTCAAATTCAATAAGCTCCCTACGACTATAATCCCAAACATCATTGTATGCTTCCATTGGACTCATTCCATCTGCCCTATTACTTAAATACATACCCAAACCACCGCTTGCTCCGTAAGCAGTTCCACCAAACATTTTAATTGCCAAATCATCAGTTCTCCCTGCAACCTTTAAACCATCAAGAGCTTTTAATTGTGCTGAAGAAATCTTTGGTTTTGGTTTTATTTTAGGCATTTCTTTACCAACTGCATCAGCAACAGTTCGTTTCTTTTTAGTTTCAGGGAGTAATGATTTTCTTTTTACTGGGGGTTTAGCCATAATAATTTCCTTACCTAGTTTCTATTCTGGAATCTTTACCAATCTTAATTAACTTCTCAGTAGTTTCTGGAGCAATAGCCGCAATCATTTTATCAGCTTCGTGGTCAGTGCAAAATTCTTTTGGGTACATCTTAAAGTGTACTTGCTTAACTACTATTCTTAATACCCTTCTATCTTCAATAGAAAGTTTGTGAAGAAAAGACATTAGCCGTAACTCACAAATCCAGTTACAGGGTTTACCTTTTTCTTTCTTGGGTCAGGAGCTTTGAATGTTAACTTCTTACCCATAATGGTAACTGTCTTTTCAGTCTGACCAACACCAATCTTTTGTAACATCTTAGGTAACTTCTTCTGAGCCTTCTCTGTTAATCCCCAACCCTTACCGCCAAAAAGTTTATCCTGCTTTTGTGTAGAAGTAGATGACTTCTTTGGAGTTACATTTTTGTTATTGCTAGACTTAACAGTGTTAGCTTTTGTTGTAGACGTTTTGTAAGTAAGCTCGGAAACGTCTTTTATTTTCTTTCTGCTTGTAGTGCCTGTGGCTTTCTGAGGTAAAAAATTACCTCGTATCATACTGGCATTAGCTTTACTACTAGCTAACTTCTTTCTTTTCTTAGAATGGGTAGCTAAACTAGCTGACCAAAAATTAATTGTTCCCAATTTAGGCGAACCCTTAACAGCAGATAAATTACTGTATCCTCCTAGTAAACTACTCATAACTAATCCTTCTCTGGTTTCTTTGAACTACAATCAATAACTAAACCTATTCAGAATAAAAATATTTTTCAATACTTTTTTTAACTAAAAATGTTTGGGAGGTACATATAGTAACAGACACCAGTGCAGTTTTTGCCCCCACCGACCATATCTGCGTTTTAAAAGAGCAATGTTTCTGGCGAGATTTACTACGTTGCCACCAAGCACAAGGGTTAAGAATAGAGAGTAACTAATGCGAGCTTGCGAGCCAACCAAGTTCTTATCTTCGAGCGGAGCCACACACAGCTCAAGCGAGGAGATTAAGTTTTACAATTTTTTTAGGTTTAACCAAGGTCTATTAGTATCTTCATATCTTGACCATTGATGTTTAAGGATGGTTGGTCTTTACCAAACCCAGCTCTATCTAGAATATCTTTACTTGCTTCAAGCTGAACGTATTCACTCTTTGCATTCATTGAAAGGTTAGCCACTCGGTGGGTAGCATTGACTGCTGATATTCCTATCAATTCATTTACTTCTTTTCTCAACTGCTCTTGAACATGGGAGAGCTTTAAAGCCCTTTGTGCATTTACTCTGCCAGATTCACCCTTTGCAAATCCTGCTAATTCTGCACTCTTTTTAATAGTCAAGCCAGATGCTACATAGTAACAAAGACTTTTTTGTCTACTGGTTAACTTTCCCATTTCTAAACCTCCTCCTTTATTCCTCCTCCTTTTATGCAATTTGTGAAAAGTGCGTGTCAATACCTAATGATTGAATTGGAAAAAATACCTTCATTATCATTAAAATAATGTTTTTAATTTATTTTAAAAATAGTTTCTAAACTACTTGCGTTCTAATTCTACCTGTGTTATCGTTTTCTTGGAGAACAAAAAAGGAGTTAAATAGATGTCTTTAATCTGTAAATCTTTTGAATACTTTTTAATTGGTGGAGCTTTTATATCTGCCATTTATTTCTTTATCTTAATTTATAATTATGTGGGAGCATAAAAAATGATTACATCAAAAGCGTTAGCAATAAGAAACAGGCCAGACCAATTAGCAATAACAACAACTTTTTCTGTTAATGGGAATGTAAAAAGCAAACAAGAAATATTCCAATCTTATGGGAAAACAATAGCAAAGATAGAAACTTTTTATGAAGGGACAAAGTTTTTATGTGGAAAAATTATAGAAGAAAGAACACAAATATCTTTAGATAAAAACTATTGGGATTATTCCAACACAACAGGCAAATACAGAAATAT